AATCGACCTATTATCAACGTGGTGATACTTCGACTACTATTGTGACAAAAACTATTGAGAGTTATGACGCAACTAAAAAACTTCAATAATTATGGATAGACTTTCTACTAAAGGTCAAATGATTGACCAAATTGATTTGTCCGGTGTTCCTCACTCCGGTTTTGATCGCTCTAATCACAATTATGGCTCCGGTAAACTTGGTGCTATTATTCCTACCCGCTTGGATGAAGTTTATCCGGGTGACCGAATTAAAGGCTCTCCTACTACCGTTGCTAATTTTGAACCGCTTGTTGCTCCCCTTATGGGTTCTATGGTAATGAAGCAAGAATCGTTCTTTGTACCTCTGCCGCAAGTGTGGAAACATGCTTATAAGTTCTTTACTGGTAAAAACGGCTTTAATGAACAAATGCCGTCTATGTCTCCCCGTCAAATTTTTGATGTTTATAATCAGTTTATTTTTGGAGATTTGTTTAATATTGGTGGTGATAATGAGTTTATGTTTGATTTTATCGCTAAAAGACTTGCTGAATACTATGCCGCCGATACTACTGCCCAAACTTATCATGATGTTATTAATTCTTTCTTTTATGTAGATGTTCAAGAAATTGTAACTAGTTTTTATAGTATGTTGTATAACACCTATAATAACCGTAAAATGATGGATTTGGTTTTGCCGCTTTATTATGATGTTAAAAAGTTTTGTGAGAGCGATTATATTCGTAATTTGTCGGAGGAATTTGAAAAATATCATACTAAAAAAGAAAAGGAGTCTTTGATTCATGATTTGTGTTCGCAGCTTGGTCAACAAATGCAAAATATTTTGCTTTTCTTCTTTGGTCCGTCTTCGCTGTTGGACTACCTTGGCTGGCCTATTGTAGTACCTAAAAAAATGCAAGTCAAAATTGAAGTTTATGCTGGTACTTATGTAACACGTACTATTTTCCATCAAGCACTTTCGAAGAATATCTTTAATGGTTATGGTACAGATACATCTCTTCTTGCTTCTGTTGGTAATCTTTTTTCAGAAGTTCCTTTGGTTTTCCTGCCGTTTAAGGCTAATTATTTGATTTGGTATTGGAATTATCGAGACCAACTTCTTGAGACTGGTATTCTTGACCCCGATGAAGATGAGTTTCTTGGTAGTGATATAACCGCTAATGTTGTAATTTATTGTACCCTCATGCGTCAGCGTTGCTGGTTTAAAGATGCGTTTACTACTGCTTTAACTAATACTGGTGACGGTAATTTGCTTGTACCTACTGGCATGGATGGTGAAAATATTGTTGTATCTTATTATGATGATAAAGGTAATTTGATTAATACTTCCGACCAAAATGATGCGTTTGCTTCCGGTGCTTCTATTTGTCAAGTTACAAACGGTTCTTATTTTTATCAGATACCTATGAATTATTTGGTAGGTGCTTATTCTTCTGACTATGATTCTCAATCTTCTTTTACGAATACTAATTATCTTTCTCTTGACCTCTTTGACCGTGTAAAACGTTTGCGCTCTGTTGTTCAAAAACGTCTAATTCTTGGTTATGAGGTTGATGATGTCATTTGGTCTTCGTTTATGGTTCGCCTTTCTAATGTACGTCAGCATATCCCCGAATTGCTCGGTCGTGGTCGTGATTCGGTTGATATTTCAACCGTTGTAAATAATACTTCTACAGACCAGCAAATCGCTGGTGATAAAACTGCTATTGCATGGTCTAAAGGCTCTATTTCGGATATTGATTACTTCGCTGAAGAGTGGGGATTTTATCTTCAGTATATGACTATTCTCCCGATTCAGTCTTATGCTGGTGGCATGCAACGTTTGTATATCAAACGTGATTCTCTTGACTGGATGTGGCCCGAATTCGCAACTATGGGTATGGATGCCGTTTATAACTTTGAATTGGCTGCTTTTGGCACTCATTTGAGTGATGAAGATGGTTTGAAAGTCTTTGGCTATAATGGTCGCTATTATGATTTGAAATATCGTCAGGATGAAGAACATGGCCGTTTGTTGACTGACTTGAACTACTTGACGTTTAGTCGCGAGTTTGATGAAGTGCCCAAACTGAATTATATGTTCGTTCACTGTTGGCCGCG